CGGGACGTATGGCTGGAGTGAGCCTGTGGCAGCATCAGATCGAGGAATCGAACAGATGGGCCGAGGCAGCGCGGTGTCTGTTATGGAAACCGCGCACAGGCAAGACTCGCGCCCTGACCGCGACGATTAAAAACTGGTTCGAGCACACGCCCGTTCGACGTGTCGTGGTGGCTGCACCGCTAATCGTCTGTTCGCAGACCTGGGAGGACGAGTGCAAGCTCGCCGGCCTCACAACTTTCAACGGCTACTGCGGCACGAGACTCGGACGCCTCGAACAAATCCGTAACTGGCAACTGCACGGTGGCGTGTTGCTGATTAACCACGACGTACTGAAAACATATTCCCACCTGTTGGTGGGCTATGCAGAAGGGCTGATTCTCGATGAAATTCACCTGTTCGCCGCGCATGGAGCAAAACGTAGTCAAGCTGCATGGCGCATTGGGCGGCACCCCATATGCCGTTTCCGTCGAGGTGCTACCGGAACCCCGATTACTAAGAATCTCGGTAGCGTGTTTTCTCAGTACCGTATTTTGGACAGTTCAATTTTCGGCACAAACTACGCCAAGTTCGCAGAGAATTACCTGGTCTTTGGCCGGTTCCCGGGACAAGTTATTGGATACCGAAACCAGCAAGAACTGCTAACTAAAATGCACTCCATCTCTAGCGTTAAAACGCGAGAGGAACTGTTCGATGTCCCTAAGACTTTATCTTCAACCACGCGGCTTCGTCTTCCAACTGTGCTCCAACAGGTATACGACCGACTCGTGCGTATCCATGTGGCACAGATCGAAGAAGATGGGTCCCGTCTCGTTCTCGATCATTCTCTATCACGGCTCACGCGGCTCGCACAGCTTGCTACCGGCTTTCTTCCTGGGGGTCTTTTGCCTGAATACCCGGACGACATCTGGCTTTGGACAGGGAAGACTGATTCAATTATCGAGTCGGTCCAAGAAGTAATCGACGCCGACGAGAAAGTCGTCGTGTTCTTCCGGTTCGCGAGCCAGGGCAAAGCTCTCGTTACTGCACTCGCAGAGAAGAACGAACCAGGCCGCATCGCCGTTATCCAAGGCAGCACATCGCAAGCAAAGCGCAGAGACGCACTTGAAGGCTTAAAGTCCAGCACCGTGCGATGCCTGTTAGTTCAGGAGCAGGCAGGTTCGGCCGGCATCTCGATGGCGTCGGCTGATTATATCAAGTTCGCAAGCATGGGGTTCAGCAGCACGATGCACGAACAAGCGCGGGACCGCGTGTGGGCACCTGCCGACACGAAGAAAAAAATTGATGTCGAATACTTCGAGACGGCAGGAACTATCGACGCCTACATAAAACAAGTCGTCACGAACAAAGAAACGCTCCAAACCGCTGCGCTTAGCGCAGCTTCTTACAAGAAAGTAGCGTATGGTCAAATCTAAAAAAGCGAAAAAACCCAAGACCCTGCTTCAACGCAAACTCGCTGCGATTCTCTTCGAGATCGCCGAGGGTCCGTAATGTTTGCTAAACCGTTTCACTTCCTGGGCTTAACGCTCGTGAGCACGGAGCAGTATCGTTCCCTCGAATTAAACGCTCTGTCCTTTGAGAATAAGTACAGCCGCGTAAAACAGACGCTCGGAACCCTCTCACAGAGTTTTAATCGTCTCATCGATTCGAAGCGCGCCATGCGAGATCGCGTACGCGAGCTTGCGGAGACCCTGGAGAACGAGTATGTCAACTAAGCCGTACTGCACGAATTGCAAGCAACGCGGACATTGGTTCTCGACGTGTCCGCTCCCGCAGAAGGTGTCGAAATGACCAAAAAGCAAAAAACCTTCGCGGCTATTATTGAGGCAGCGAAGTCTCCCGACCTCGCCAAGCAAGGCTCCTGCGCCTACGTGGGTTACGAAGGTAAGCATTGCATCGTAGGTCAAGTACTCAGTAACCTCGGAGTCTCAGATGAAACTCTAATTTGCGAGTTGAACGGGTTAGACAACAAAAACAGCACTAGCATTAGCAGGCGGGCCGACCTTAACAGTTACATCGAGTCGCATGGCCTCGACCTCTCACTCCTCGTTGAGGCGCAGGATGCCTTCGATAACGAGAGTTTTAAAGTCGATTACTACACTTACGGTTGTACGTGAACGTCATCGTGGTCGGTCCTGCCCCTGCGAGAGCAGAGGTCAGGGCCGGCCGTTTCTTTTCACATCCGGTCTACGACGACCTGAAAGCGATTCTGTTCGATGAATTGGGTCTTGATCGCTCTTGCGTTCAATTTACGAACGCTGTTAACGAACCCGTTTCTAAGCCGTCAGCTACGCAAATTACCTCAGCGCGGGGTGACTTACAGGCTCGCATTAGCAACGTACCGGACGCGGCTGTCCTCTTACTTGGTTCTGCGCCTGTGCAATCTGTCGTCGGCCGACCGTGCCTTTCTTCGGCGCGTGGTCGGCGCATCGAACCCGAAGCAACCAAGGGATTCGAAGGGGCGTTTTTCTTCGCGACGTGGCATCCCTCAATCCTCGCCATACAGCCGAACCTCAGACGACAATGGCGCGACGACCTACGCCGGTTTGTCGACCTGGTTCACGGCAACGCCGCACGCACCGATACAGTCGAGTTCAGCGTTGTCGAGTCCGCAGCAGTCTATGCCCCTAAAAAGCTGGTGGCATACGACTTAGAGACGTCGGGTCTTATCACCAACAGTTACGCCTTGCCCAAAGTTTGGATGATCGGCCTCTCGACGCGCAATCCCGATGGCAAGATCGAAAACTACATCGGTAGCACCTACGTTGAAAACTACGACAAAGGCCCCGAGATTTTAGTCGGCCATAACTCGCGTCAGTTCGACGACATGATAACCGGCTGGCGCAGTCACGATACGCAGATCATGGCGTACCTGTTGGATAACTCGCGAACAAAAACAGGCGGGTATGGCCTGCAAGCACTTGCCGTCGAATACTTGGGCGTTGCACCGTGGAAAGATGACGTTACGTGGAACTGGTCCGAGTGGGACCAGTTAAGCCCCGAAGATCAAGAACGCTCACGGTTGTACAACGCGCGCGACACGCAGTACACGTTAGAGCTTGCCGAAGTTCTCATGCCGAAACTCAAAGCAGCAGGACTGTGGCCGCTCTACGCGAACATCTATCTCCCCGTTGCGACAATCTTCGGAGAGATTCACCGCGACGGTATCTACGTCGACGCAGATCGCGTCGCTGCCGTACGGCAACAGTTAGAGAACGAACGCGATGAGGCCCTTGAGATCATTCGCGCAGCAGCCGGCGAAAAGTTTAATCCCGGCTCACCGCAACAGGTGGCCCGGCTCGCCGAGAACCAATGGGGACTTCTTCCCGCAGAACTCACCGGAACAGGTAAGCCGAAGATCGACGACGTATGTCTGGAGAAATGGATTAGCTATGCCGAACACTTTGAACGTAAAAACGTACCCGTGGAACACATCCTCTCCGACGACGTACACGTACAACGCAAAAACGTGGCCGCTGTCGACTTCCTCCGTGCGGTCCAGAGCTACCGCCACGCCCGCAAGCACCTTTCAACATACGTGGGAGCCTTTGAGCAGGCCAGAGATGCGAAGGGACGAGTACATCCTTCCTACCGGATTACTTCAACCGATACGGGGCGAACAGCTACCTCTGATTTTCCGTTGCAACAATTGCCGCGAGATACGCGCTTGCGTGGATGTATCGGTGCTCCCCCAGGCTGGCTGTTCGGGTCAACTGATTACTCAAACATCGAGCAGAGGGTCATTGCTTGGCTTGCTCAAGAGCCGCGCCTCCTCGCTCAGTTCGAATCCTTCGATGCAGGCACGACACCCTTCGATAACCACACACTCCTCGCAGCCCGGCTTCTATCAAAACCTCCGGGAGAGGTTACGTCAACTGAGCGCAGCCTCGGGAAGAACATCGGTTTCGCAACACAGTATCTTGGAACGAGCCGCACCATTCAAGACTGGCTCTACAAGAACTTTGCGATTAACGTCTCACAAGACCAAGGCGAGGTATACCGAGCAGCCTGGTTCGAAGCGTATCCCGCTCTTATACGTTGGTATGAAGCAGTTTGGAGCAATCTTAGGGCGCACGATTTTACCGCGTTCAGCGTTCTTCGGTTCACTAGACGTTTTGGTACACCTACCGGGTGCCACAGTCAGCAACAGGCGTTGGAAGTATACCGACAAGCTACCAATTTCCACGTACAGTCTTTCGCCAATCACCTCGGTTTCGCAGCCCTTATCGCTGCCCGGACCGAAATTGAGCGCCGCCCAGAACTTTCCCAAGCAGTACGCATCGTCGGCTACGTCCATGACTCCATCCTCTGGGAAGCCCGAGAAGAAGTCGTGGACGCCGCGAGATCGTGCGTGGGACAGGCGATGGTTGTCGGGGCCTGGAATCTCTTAGAGGAAAACTTCCCCGACCTATCGAAAGATAGACCTCTACACTTACCGCTTCGTGTCGATACGAAGATAGGAACTCATTGGATATGAGACGAGAAGGCGACCGCATTATCTTCTCGCAGACGGAGATCAGCACGTTTCTCCGTTGCGAGAGCAAACATAAGTATGGCTACGGACTGGGACTCGAAATCGCAGCCGGTCACGGGTCGAACGGCGCGATGCAATTCGGCACCGCCTGTCACTACGCGTTCGAACAGGCGTATAACGCCCACAACGGAATCGAACGCGCCGGTTGGATTCGGACAGCAGCCGACGCGCTTGCCGCCTTACGGGCGAAGGGCTCTTACACCTACAAGGGTGTCGAGCAGCCGCTCGACAAACTGAACGATAACGACTGGGAGCGTGCAGCCGCCGTAGTCACAGGCTATTACGACAACTGCCTGTTGACCAACGTCTATGACGACCTCGCTGCGAAGTACGAGTACGCGGCCGAGGTGACCGGTCAGACGCAGATTAGCGACGACTTGTACTTAGAGCACACGTTCGACCTCACACAGTTGAACGCCGGCGGTGGACCACCGCGTGTGTTCGATCACAAGTTTCGTGGACGGGTGAGCGCCGACGAACTGGTACACCTGGCCCCGCAGAACATGATGTATTCATGGGCGGCGTGGCGGATGTACGGGGAACCATGCAACTTGGTGATTAACACCGTGCAGAGCAAACCGCCCCTATATAAGACCGGCCGTAAGTCTGTCACCGACTACTATCGTCGAGACGAGTTCTTCCACTCCGAGCAACAGTTGGAGACGTTCGGAGGGATAATCCGTACCGCCGCTATGCAGATTAAATTACGCACGGGCGCTTTCGAAAAGTTCGGAAACGAACACGTTCGTCGGACGATCATCTCGAACGGCTCCGACGCCTGTACGTTCTGTTCGTTCAAAGGGGTCTGCGAACAGGAACTTGACGGCCTCCTGTCGAGAGCAGAGCTACAAACAATTCTCGCTGGTGACGACGAACAGGTGGCCGAACTTGTTGACGCCTGAGGACCGAAATACTTATCTGTCCGAAATGTGGAGGCCCTAGAGATGCAAAATACCGTGGCAACGGGCGCAAATGTCGTCCCTGCACTAACAAACGCGCCCAAGAGTGGAAGGCGCATCGTAACGTGTCTATTTGACTGCGAACATGGGAGCGCCCCGGTTCGCAAGTGGCCCGACGTGAACGTCGTCAACGTCGACAGCTTTCAGAAGCTACAAGACACGCTTTGGGCGATTCGGTCCAAGAAGATCGCGGCCGACATCGTCGTCATCGACACCCTAACCGAACTGGCGCAGATCGTTCGGCAGGACGCTATCATCCCCAACATGCCCGACGGCTACGACATGTGGAGCAATCGAGCGAAACTCGGCGGCGAACAGTCCCATTGGGGCCAGATGACCAACCTGTTAACGATGGCAATGCGCCTATTTCGCAACATGGGCATCTTGCTCATTATCAATGCACATCAGGACGAAACGGAGGAACTCGAAGGTGCCAAGAAGATCGGTCCGGCTGCGAATCCTGCACTTCGCACAGCGTTGCGCGGACCAACTGACATCATTGCTCGTCTCAGCATCGAGACGGTTGAGCGAGAAGTGGACGGTATCAAGTATCCGGCTGGAACGCGTGCTCTACGCCTTGGGGCGACGGGACGGTATCTCACCAAAGTCCGCGCCGACTGGGGACAAAAATACCCCGCCACGCTGATGAACCCGACGGTTCCGAAACTGCAGGAACTTTTCCCTGAGGCGCGAACCATCGTTGTGTATGGGGACCCCGGGGCCGGCAAGACCATACTCGCCTGTTCGGCTTCGATGCCGAACGTTTTGAAAGAAGTGAAGTAACATGCCAGTTTGGACTCCCGAGCAACACATCTCCACCTATACCAAGATGGACGAGGGCAAGTACCCGGCGTCCCTCCGCATGGCCGAAGTGGCTGACAAACCCGACAAGAACGGCAACAGAATCGTCGATATTCACGTTACGATCGCCGGCGGCGACTACGCCGGGCGACCAGTTAAGGTTCGCCGCTACACGAGCGAGAAGGCCCTTGGTATGATCGCCTCCGACATGGTGGCGCTCGACATCCTCGCGGTGTCGACCGACTTCGATACGCCGACGGCCGAGGAGTTCTGCGACGCGTACAACGAGGCAGCAGGCACCGACTTCCTCCTGCGCGTCAAGCACAACACCAGCAAAGACGACCCCTCCAAGGTGTACGAGAACTACTCGTTCGAGCGTCTCAGCGACGAATGACCGAAGCACAGCTTCAGACGAAGGTGTTAGCTTGGCTGCGTAAGCAGCCGGGCACGCACCACGTTTGGCACAAGTTGAGCGTCAGTCACTTCGGCCATAGCGGCTGGCCCGATATTATCGGTTGCCATTTGGGCAGGTTCGTCGCCATCGAACTCAAGAACGAAAGCTACGGGGACCACCCCGAACGGGGTCTAACTGTCGAGCAAGAAATGGTCCAAGGCTTAATTCGAGCCGCAGGTGGTGCCTATCTCTGCGCTAACAGTCTCGCTGCCGTCCAACAGTTCTTTCGGTCGCTTGGTTAGTGCCCGAACATGTGGCCGATGACTGGCATAATATCGCCGGCCAGGTGAAAAGCGTTGAACAGGCCAATGGCGATGATTGACACCAGGGCGTAGAACACTTTACCTGTTGCCTTGTTGAGACTTAGTAAGAACTTTTCGTTCTTCATGACCAGTTCCAAAATACCAGGTTGCCGGACCTGGTGTTTTTCGTCCCACGCGCCGTAGAGCGCTGAGTTCATGTCCTTCATACTACCAAGTATGCCGACAACGAACACACCGCCCTCGTCCCGGTAGCCGAACACAGCACGCTCAATCCGGTCCATACGCTGGCTTGTCAGGTCAGCGTCGCGCTGGTTGCGTTCGCGCCCGGCTTCGCTCGCTGCGTAGTGTTCAGCTAGGCCCTCCCGTTCCTCGTTGGTCATATCTCAATTATACTACCTGTTGTTTTCTCAGCGGCGCATGTCGCGCTGGAACGCACGCTCAGCCCCCTTGCTCTCGGTGTGTACCCCGTAGGTGCCGGTTTCATGTTCGATGGCCCGCGTTACGACGCTCGTGCCTGGTTCAGCGTCGTAATCCGGCGTGAGGCCACTCACGTTAAGGATGGCACCGAACCCGGGGAAGAACAGGTCGATGATCGAGTACACGCTGTCGACGACCGTCTGTTCGAGCGATTGGTGGGATGCGCGACCGGCGATGTTCGACCCTATGCCGGTGACGCCGAGCGTCGCGGGGCTCGCCATGAACTTCGCGATGTTCTGCGCGATGTCGGCTTCGTCCGTACCCGGTCCACCGAGAACGTGATAGAGGCCATAATAGCCGCCCTTACGTTGCTCCTGGTTCTCGTTAATTTCGAGCCGGTACTGGTTGTTCAGACGCGACGGGTTCTCGAACAGGCTCTTGGTCACTTGCTCAGGCACGATGCCAAGCCGGAACGCGACGAATGGTCCGCTGATTGAACGAAAGGCGCGAGCGAACATCGTGAGGTTGTGATAGTCGCCTGCGCGCTCGTTGACGATCTGACCCTTGAGATAGTCCAACAGCGGGTCTTTGGGCATCTTCGCCATTGCTCTGTTCAACTGGCCGAACATGGCTGCCCGGTAGCCATCTTCGACGTGCTGGCCGAAGTCACGTATGGTGTTAAGCAGCGGCCCGATGAACGGTGTTTTGAGCGTCTGCATGATGTCGTGCGAGTAGTACGGCGTCCGAGCGCCGACGCGCTCCATCTCTTTGAGCACCGCTTCAGGGACGAACCCGAGTTTGCCGACTGAGAACACCTTACTTAGGCCGTGCGTAATGCCTGTTATAAGCGCAGCAGTTCCGCCGGCAACCTGACTCGGTGCGCGCAAATAGGCGAGCGCCCCGACGTTCTTAATCGGATGCAGGCCGGGGTTCGTATACGCGAGAATCTTGGTCGAGTTCGTTCGAAAAAACGCGAACAGTTTTCCGATTGGCGACTTCTCGATTTCTCGTAGAACAGCAGGCACCGGGTCGTGATCGATCTTAGCGAACTGCTCGGCAAGAGTCGTACGGCCCAACAGGTTCTTGGTATCTTTCGCAGCAGCCGACAGGTATTCGTCTCGGTCGACCAGCGGCAGAGTTTGCCTGGTAATGGTCTTTTTCAGGATGCCGGTCGAAATATCGCGCAGATACTCCACGCGTTCTTCGGCATTACGCTGCGCCAGTTCTTTGAGCGTCGCCACGTATTTTTCGACGCCGAACGCCCCGGACCCGAGCCCCCCCTGGACTTTTTGTAAATGAGCGGCAGCGGTCGCAGCAGCGGAGGCTGCCTGGGAGGCAGCAGCCTGCGCCGCTTGGGTCCCAAGCGCCTTCGCCCGGGCTGTGGCCTGTTGTGACGTTTTCCAGGCCTGCTGAGCGGCGTTCTGGGCGGCGTCACGCGCTGCGATGAGGCGCTGGCCCGCCAAGAGGTGCCCGGCGGTCGGCGTGCCGCTAATAAACGCTTTCGTGGCAGCGTCACCCTGATCTGCGAACATCTGCGCGACGGGCTCTTGCAGTTCCGTCATATCAGCCGCCGTCTTACGAAAGCTGTCGACCCGTCGAGCATCAGCGTTCATTTGACCCGTAACAATGCCCATATAGATTTTCTTGCCGGTCTTGTTAAAATGCACGTCTAAGTCGGGGCGCTTCTGGAACCAGGTTGCTGCCTGTCGACCTGCATTTGTTACGAGTGTCGCAATTTCCGTATCGCCGATTTTTTTAGCAACTGTTGCGATGATCGGTGCATGGTTTAAAATAACGCCGACACGCGGCGCGAGCAGCCCGAACGCAGCTTTTGATATACCCGTCAGGGCTTCGACGCCCTTACCAACAGGTACAACAGTTAGGGGGTCACCGAGAATTTGCGAAAGCGTATCTGCAACCGCTCGCGACCCTGTTGCAAGCGGCCCATGTAGGTGCGCGTTAATCTGGGCGTCCGAGGGCACCCCCAAAATGTCGTGAGTCGCCGCTCGATCAATCGCGTTTGCTCGCTCTTGATACGCAGGATTAAACACCCATTGGGTCACCTGTTTGCGTAGGGCGTCCCATTCTTCGGGATGCTCGATGATCTCGCCGTTGAGATAGCCCTTGCCTTCTTCGAACGCCCGCGCACCGGCCGCGCCGCGTTGGAGGCTTGAGAGCGCGTTCGAGACGTGTTCGATGAAACTTGGGTGATCTTTCGTGATCTGATGCAAGACCTGTGGAATATGATGCCCGAGTTTTGCTAACGCAGGGTCGGCTTTGTCCAGGCGGTGTGTGAGTGACTTCGGGTCGTTTAAGAACTGCGTAACAGGCTTCGGAACGGCAAAGCCTGCTTCGGACGCAGCTTCTTGATACTGGCTCGTAAGGCCGACGTCATCGTATTGCTTGACGTACTCCTGGTACTTCTTCATGTACTCGGGAGTCTGATCTCCGAAGTGCTGCACGGCCCTGTTGTAGTCGCCGTTATTCTGCATGAGCAACTGGTGGAAGTATTTCATCCCACCTTCGATGTTTTTCAAGGGGTCCGTGCGATCTTGTGGGTTGCCCATCCCCGCCTGTTTCCAGGCGTCGACGCTCATCTGATACATGCCGACGTGCTTGGTGGGGCTTACGGCGTTCGGGTCATCTTGAGCATCTTCGATGCGATGAATCGCGAGAGCGACGCTTGGCTTGATGCCATAACGAAGCGCAGCCTGCACGATGTCCGACTGATACTTGCTCGTGTAACTATCTGCTTTATCGGGAGCCTGTGGGTTCGCGACCGGCTCAAAACGCAGTTCACCGCTTGGAGCGCCAACAGGTGTGAATTGCAGACTCCCGCCGCTTTGGGCAGGAGCCGGGGACACGGGCGTAAATTGCAGTTCCGGCATTACGATTACGGGTTAATCGGCTGGCCGTTTTTATCGACGAGTTGGCCAGTCCCGGCGTTTCGTATCGAGCCGTCAGCGTATTGATAGAACGTCTGTCCGTTCATCGTCGCCTGACCGGTGACGACGCCGTACTCCGAACCCTTGGGTGCGGCAGCACCAGCCCCGCCAACAGTCGTTACGGGTTTACCGCCGGTCTGCGAACTGACGCTGTGATTCGTCGCAGCGTCGAGCGCCGGGCCGTAGCTCTTGATCGCAGCGTCGATCTGCGCCTCTTGGGCCTGCAGCGTCGCATACATCTGTTGGGCCTGCGCCGTGTTGGCTTCCGACGACGCCGACGCGATGCTCGCCTGCAGCTTCGCCATGTTCGCCTCGGTTGAGGCGCGCTCTGCGGTCAGCGCCTTATAGGACACCATGATTGTGCTCGTTGCGGCGTTCTTATTCTGAATCGACGAGACGTAGGCTTGCACCCGAGCCTTCGACGTGCTGACGTAGCTCTGCGCCTTCAGCGCCTCGACCTGGAGGCGTTGCTGCGCCTGGTCGATTTTCGCCTGTGCCACTTGGAGCTTTGCCTGGTTGTTGGCTTTGATCGCGTCGAGTTTCGCCTGGTCGAGTGCAAGGCTTGCCTTATGCCAGGTGTCGACATCTTCGGCCTTGGTTTTCGAGAGGTCAAACGCAGCCGTTCGGAGCGCGAACGTCTGCTCCCAACGGCTCTGCATCGAATTGGTCATGTCATCGAGCGCAACCGGGTCCGCTGTTCCGCCGGACGCTGTTTTTTGAATGATCGCGTAAGCGTCTTTGAGATTCGCGGTGTTCGGGCTCGCTAACAGGTGGGTGACGTCCGAGGCAAGAGCACGAGTCGTTGCCTGCGTCTGGTATTGGTCCGCCGCAAGAACATCGGGTGGCACATTGCGATAGCTTTTCAGAGCAGCCTGACGCTGAACCGTCGGCATCTGTTCAAACGACTGCTGCTGCTCAGGGCTAAGCTGATTCCAGTCTTGCTTGTTGCTGCCCATGATCGCCGTCACGTCGACCTTGCCGTCGCTTGTGAGCGGCGGGGGGACGCCTGCCTGTTGCGAGAGTTGAGCGATGCGTTGAGCGACCTGGGGATTGTCCGCGTACTGGGGATTCGCGCTGACATACTGGCCGATCATCGCCAACTGTTGCTGAGCGTACGCGGACTGCTGCTGCTGAAGTTTGAGTTTCTGCTCTTGCTGCTGCTGCAAGAGTGCCGGGTAGGCTGCGAGGGCTCCACCGATCTGTCCGATCATCCCGCCGTAGGGGTTAACCGGGTTCGTGACGACGCCGGCCGCCGGCGAGGGCAGCGCGGGCAGGGCACCATTGAAGCCGCCGAGCCCGGAGGGGCCAGCGGGGGCAGGAGCAGGGGCGGGACCAGCCATCAGTTTACCTTCCAGACGATGCCCCGAGGCATATCGAGCCCGAGGGACATGTACTCTTCGATGTCTTTCCCGAGGACCTTGGCGGCGTCCGTCCGGTACTGCATATTCGCCACCTTGAGGCCCTTGGGGTTCTTCTTGTCCAGGTAAGCATAGCACCGGTTAAAAGCGGCCTGGAGCGATTTTCCGGCCGATAATGATATCCCGACCATTCCGAACGGTGAGGCCACTTCTAGGGGCGCGTAGGTACCACGCCGCACGTCGTAGACGACGAACTGCTTCGCCCAACACCCATCGGCCCCGTAGATGGGCGTCCCTTGAGCGACGGTCATTTCGGAGACTTGCTTCGCCTCTGTCGGATATGGCGGCACCGAGACGCGAACCGAACAGTAAATCTGACTGGTATCGAAGATGTCGTCGACAGTTTCGTAGTCCTCCGCTTCGGGCCAGCGGGGCGTCCCCACCAGGTGTGCCAGGAGAGCCGAGAGGCTCTTGATGGCACGTTGGCTGGTCATCTCCGAGTCGGAGCCGAGCCGAAACGTCGCCTCAAGAACGTACGCTGCGTCCTTGGTGATAATGGCGTTGAGGTCATAAATACCGGGGCCAGCCTTTTGTTTGACCAGCCACGCCTCGAAAGCGGACCAATTAAGGCGATCACACACGACAGGATGCTTCGAATCATAGAACCAGACTACGTTGCAGGCGCAACCGGTAGCGGGTCCGAGGTCCCCGTCGAGGAACGCTTTGTGCTCTTGCGTCCCCTCAACAGGCCCGACGAACCGTTTCCCATCGAACCATTGAGCCGTCGAGAGAGCAGCCCCTTTGATTTTCTCCTGCAAGATGCACTTGGTTGCATCTCCGAATCGTTCTCGTGCAAAAGACAGGTAACGCAGAACAGCTTGTGTGTCTGCTCCCACGAAAGTCGCTGCTGCTTCGAGGTATTTTTCACTTTTCCAGGCCCAGCCTCCATCGGCATTTTCGTCCTCCTGTTCAGGGTCGCTCTCAAGAAAGGCGATGACCCCACTAATCGTAGCGAACTCTTTCGTCGGCGGCGTTTTCATTCCCATTTCGTCGCAGGCAGCCATGAACCAGGCCCGTTCTTTCTCGGCCCGGTCCTGGAGTTTGCCGCTACCAATGACGAGGCAGCCCTGTTGCCGCAACAGTTCTGCTTTCTCGCCTGCGCCGGAGCAATCAAAGAAAAAGATCGTTGCGGGGTTTTGTTTGCCCCACGCCACCCATTTGTCGTAGTTGCCCTCGATACGGACCAGGCCCATCCCGACTTCTCGATGGTCTTTCGAGGCGTGGTACATGAGGACGTCGTTGCCCTCGTCCACGAGTCGACGCGCCCAACTGAGCCCCCAGCCTTCGAGATTGTGAAAGGCGACCCGCACCGTTTAGTAGTCGCCGGTCGAAAACTGCGACAGGTCGACCGACCCGAGCCCTTGGCCGACCTGACTCGGCTGCGTCTGCTGGCTGCTGAACAGGTTGGGGTTCGAGGCGAAAAAACTCGCCAGGCCCGTGAACGGGTTGTTCGCTGCGCCGTTCGCTTGAATGTTCGATGCGTTGGTCGAGTCTTGCTGCGCCATCCCGGCAGCCTGGGAAGCGGCCTGGCCGTACTGACTTCCCGTGTTGAGCAACTGTTGGGCCACCCCAGGGATATAGCTCTGCTGGCCTTCGACTGCGCCTTGCACACCCGACGTGAGGCTCGACCCGAGATTCGCGGCACCCGTCAAGTTGGTAAGATACTGCTGGGCCTGACTGTTGCCGCTCTGAGCCGCCGCTTGCAGCATTTGCATCGTCTGGGAGTCGATGCCGGCGGCCGTCGACTGGGCAGCGCCCTGTGCCTGGTTCGCCAACTGTTGGGAGTCGCCGGCGAACTGCCCGGCCAGGTTCGTTCTCTGTGAGAGATACTGGTTCTGAGCGTTTTGAATCAGGGCGTTTGGGTTCGCGTCCGGCCCCAACTGATTGACGATGTTGTTAATCGACGACTGGTCACCAGCCGCCGACTGCGAGAGTGCGTTCTGGGCATACTGCGGGTTGAGGCCGTTTTGGGCCTCGTTCTCGTAGAAACCGAGACTCTGCCCGCCAACGCCATTGATGCCCGAGAGCGTCCCGCCCGGGTTGGACAGGTAGCTCTGCACCGCCTGGTTCATACCGAGCGCGTTCGTGCCAGCACCCGCATCTGCGGTACCTGGGCTCATGAGAGCAGCAAGCGCCGACGAGTCCGCCTGGGGGATTTGCGAGCCGGTAGAGTTAAGCTCCGAGTTGTAGATGCCGCCGAGTTCGGGGTTCAGGCCAGCGTAGTCTTGCTGGTAGATGCCTTGGAGATACTGCGAGAGATCGAGGCCCTCTTGGTCAAGCTGTTGCTGACCCTGCGTTGCCGCTGCGGCAGCCTGAGTCGCCTGTTCGCTTGCTTGTGCCTGTTGGTTGGCCGCGTCCTCGGTTGCGTTTGACTGAATAATCGAACTGCCAAGGCCGAACAAGCCTGAAATGACGGAGCCCATGCTCCCAGTATATCACTTCAGCTTCAAGCGCCTCAACTTGTTAGGCTCGCACGAACAAGCAGGGTAGCAACCCCATGTGTTTAGATAATATCGCTCGTAGGTGCCGAAATGGGCGTCGTACCTGTCGAATCGAACGGGGAGTGTATGACCAGGGCGTGCGTCGACCATCGGCGGTGCCTCTTATTCAGCCGTTTGAGCGTGAAATCGATCATCTCGGTGTTCGCAGAAAGAACAGTTGCCAGGAGCGGCCGGGGGACGGTATCGAGAAAGTCGAGGAGTTTCGCGAGGCCACGCTTACCGCGCCGGGTCGCGTCGCTGTAGAGCCCGGTGACGAACACGCTCTTGTTCGGCATCTCTTCGAGGCCCATGACCGCGCAGAGGACCGGGCCGTCCCAGGCACCGAACCAGGTGGCCGCTGCGAACCGAACGTGATCGAACGGCAGCCCCCACTTCTCTTCGTAGTCCAGCACGAACGATGACGCCCGTTCGTGGTCGACAATCTCGACCGTAATCTGCGGGAGAACCGTAACCGAGCCCATGCGCCAGGCTTCGAGCTAGGTCTTAGGTTTCCTCTTATTCGTGCCTTTGTGGTCGTTCCAGATCATCGCAGCGAACTTCGGCAACTGAGGCAGCGTCAACCGTCCGTACGCGCCCAGTTGTGTCCCAAAACGCTGTGCTGACCCGGCTAAGCCGCGCTTCGAGGGAGGTTTCGGAAGCTTCGGCAGGGAGGGGAGTTGCGGGTAGCCAGCCATTACGTCCCGCCGTAGTTCAGCCCTGAGACGACTGCGGGGTTAATCGCGTCAGACGCAAACTTCTTGTTGTAGAGTTGCTCCGCGCCTTGGGCCGTGCTGGCCGTCCCGCCGAGATCGTGCAAGTACGGGTTCGAGAACGAGTACTGCTGCGTCTTGGGGTTGTACATCTCCTGGTACATGTTATTTTGGCCGGTGCCCGTGTTGAACCCCTGGTTCTGCAGCTTTGAGTTCAGGCCGGTGCCTTGGGTCCAGCCTGCACCCCCGGTCTGAGCAACAGTCGGCTGTTGCGCCGGCAGGACGTGCTGCGTCGACGCTTGAGGCGGTATCGCCGCCGGAGGCGTATGCCCACCAGCCGCTTGATTCTGGAACTGGGGCAATTGGCCGAACATCTGCATGAGTTGCTGCATGAACGGGTTGCCGCTATAGGCTCCGCCACCGGCTCCGGCCTGTTGCGTGTTGCCGAGGGTCTGGGCTCCGAGCGAGCCAGGTGCAACCTGGCCTGCGGCATTGAGTCCCTGGGGGTTCTGCATCTGCCCGGTCGAGAGCGCCTGACCAGCGCCGGCAGCGTTCGCCGAGAACTGCGGCATCGACCCGTCTTGGATATTATAGCTCCCCTGGCCCCCGTTGAAGCCTGTGGGACCTGCCGTGCCGACGTTGTATTGATTGTACTGACTCGGGTCGTATGTACTACTTGTGTTATACCCGGCCTGCATGAACGGGTTTTGCCCGTAGCCGGAACCGGGCAGCGACACCTCTTGACCGTTGCTCATCGGAGCGACGCTGCCGGGCGTCTGTTGGCCGAGGGCGCTTTGAAACCCAGCTTGGTTCGCTTGGCCGGTTAGAATGGACCCCATTTATAAACCTCGTGGTGCTCCGGGCATGTTCGCATGAACATTATACCCTGGCGGTGTCACCTGATGTCCCGGAGCCGCTGCTGGACCGCCTGGTGCGCCCGGGGGCTTCTGCCCGCCGGTGAGCGCCTGTGCCGTCCCGGTGTTGGCCGGAACAGGTGCCTGGGCTGCCGTCGGGTTCGTCATAACGTGATTGATAAGCTGGTTGAGCGACGCCGAAGGCGGGGGAGCCTGGCTCGCAATCGGCGCGACACCGGCGGGGGCCGTTGGTGCTGCCAGCGTTCCTGCTGAAGGCGACGGCGATGCTGCGGGTGCTTGCGGAGCGGGGGACATGATCGAGGAGATCAATTGCGAGAGCGATGACTGAGCGGGCTGGTTTGAGGTGGGACTTGGAGTGGGACTTGGAGTTGGACTCGTTGGGATTGCTCCGCTCATCGCACCAAAGCCGGGCTGTTGCTGCGGCCCGGCAGACGGCTCGGTCGGAGCGAACGTGCTGTTTAAGTCGGCCCCTGCCTGTTGGAACCCTCCGGCGTTCGGCGTAGGCGGGGGGCTCGTCTCGGGAGTCGACGAGAACGCGCTACCAAACCCGCCCTGTGCTGGTGCAGCAGGCGCAGGAGCGGGACTAAAGGGACCCGGACCGCCGAAGAAACTCATGTACGAATCATACTACATGAGCGAGACGAAGCCGGTGTTCACCATGAGCAAGAGAGCGAACTTCAGGTATGCGACTCCTGCGGCCGGGGTTGCAACCTGGTTATAAAAACCGAGAGTGAACGCCAGGTTAATCGACGTAATCGTGGCGTTGGTCGGAAGCGGCAGGACTTCACCGACGCCGAGAACGCTGCCCGAGACTTGCCGGGTCAGCGCGAACTGCTGGTTGACCACAACCGACGGAGACGCGCCGCCGGCCTGTTGAATCGTGTACGAAAGAGTCGTCGCTTTCGAACCGGGCAGAAACTGCGTGCTGATGTTCGCGAACTCACTCGATAACAGGCAGTACACAGACTCAGATGTGCCGGTCACAAACGGGTATTGGATATTGGGAAACGACGCGACGCCCGAAACAGTCTGGTAACCCAAGATGCCGAGTGCGTCACTCGGTATCGCGACCTCGACTTGAATCTGATCGAAGCCGAGAATCGCGTTCGATGGCGTCCCAAACGACGGCACGTAGCTCTGTGACGGGTTCCCGAACGCACGCGAACTCGTGCTACTCGGGAACTGGTTCGGTTGTCCAACGGTGAACTCAATGACCGACCGACTTGGAAGCGGTTGCGTCGTCGACGGAATTGCCATTACGTGTCCCCTTCCGGGGAGTTGAGACGTTTGATCGTACCGAGTACGCCTGCGCGCCAGAGATTGATATTCGCTGGAGTTGCAGTTGCGTTCAGCGTCGCACTCAGTTGCACTTGAATTGAGTTTCCAACAAGTGCCGGCAGCGAGAACCAATGCCGCGTCGGACCTTGCGACATGTCGACCGTCTGCGTAAAACTCTGCGTGCGTCCGTTCGTAGCACCGCTCACGATGTCGAACGGGTCGATTAAGATTTGCATCTCGGCTGTTACGCCCGGCTGCACAGGACCTTCGATGTAGGCGTAGCGATACGTTTTCGTCGCCTGCGGTGCGCCGGAATCACTAACACCTGTCGTGACGTAATTCGTGATCGGGGTCGTCAGGTCTGTTTCGGCGGCGAACCATTGGTCGACGGCGTAGGGGGCTCCGGGTCGTCCGGCCAGGACGGCATAGGGAGCATTTTCCGGGTCCGAATAAACGTTGCAAGTGGAACTGGCCCAGCCAAGTTGGTGCCACGTCCCCGAACGTATGTCGTAACCAAACGTATAGCCAAGCGTCGGGAACGACAGGTAGTAAATGCGATCAAAGACAAACCCCGTCGCTTGAATGATGTCGTTGTTGTAGAGCGGGTTCGATAAAAAGCCTTTTATCGAGCCCTGTTCGGGATTCCCGTCGCTGATATTCGTCGGGGTGTTTCCATCGAAGATATAGGCACCCTGGCGGCTTAGCCAAAAAACGACTCCGTACGAAGCGCAGACACTTCGGGGCGCAATACACCCAATATCGAACAGTTTTCGTACCAGGAAGTCGGAGGGGCTGTCACCGTAGACGGCCCAGGTGCTCTTGCGCTTAAAGAGAACCGCGACACTTCCAATAGAGCATCCTGCGACGCCCTCGTCGTTATTCGTGTTTCGGCCACAGAACAAAACGCCTGGGTTTGTTGCGCCATTATTAAACCCCCACGGTTCGTTGTAGTTCGAATACCACAGGTCGGACGGCTGCGCTGCGTAACCGAATCCCCAGATGCGCTCTTTGTGCTGAAAGACCGTGAAGAACCCCGGTGGAACATCGCGATTGTACACGAGCGTCTGTCCGATAACTGCGGCATCTGCAAGATTATCGGTGTATGAGGTCGTTGTGTTATCGTTAATCGTCTCGACAAGTTGCCATTGTGTCAGACTGCCGCCGATGCGATAGATATTGCGCCCGGTAACCTGTGCGTCCGCCGAAACAGGTATCGCAGTCAGAGCAACCTGTTGGTTCGCTGCCGTAATAGTCGCGCTGATCTGCCCCTGGCTCGTTTCTTGATACGCCGTCGAAAACGTTACGCAGTAATTATATTGGCCGGAGAGCGTACCCGCACCAGCGAGTGCAACAGTTGGGGCAGCGTAGCCAAACGCCGTCGTTGGAGCGGGGATACCCCATTCGCTCACCACCATGTTCGTCGTACTGATCTTCAACGGCTGAGCGGTTGTCTGGGGCTGGTTGTTGCTGGTTCCGTCCTGGAACGTACGGATACCGCCGACGAACAGGAATTGATTCTGCGGAGCCGCCGAGTACATGAACGCAGCTAAACTATACGGAGTCGACGGTCCGTAGATTTGCGTGAGCGGCATTGCCGGCGTCTGCGGTGCCCAGACGGCGAGTGCGATAGAGTTTTCGGCAATCGCTCCCGTACCGGCGCAGTTGTAACAGATGATATAGACCTGTTGGGGCTGCGAGAACCAGGGGGCGAACGTACCGTTGAATTGCCAGATCGCAGCGATGCTCCAGCCGTCGCTTGCGCTTAGCAATGTGATCGCCGGATAACCGGTGGGGTTATTCTGCGTTATGGCTGTTGGTAAGTTCAGAAATAGGTTCGAGCGCCCCTGCACGGACGAGTACCCAACATACTGCCGGTTGGGGACCACGTTGAGCATATTAATAAAGTTCGGCGCTTTTACGTAGAAAATGGACGTGGTTAAGTCGATGCCGCCGAATGGTCCGATAGCGAGGAGTTCTTGGTTTGCGTTCTGCGGCGGCATTTAATACCCGATTGCCAGGAAGTCGACCATGAGCGTTTGCGCGCCTGTTGCCGTTCCACCTGTGCCCGAAGCTACGAGAGTGAACTGTGAGCCCGAAGCGTTCGCTGCGTATAAAACCGCTACGCCGAAATTCGACCAGCCGGTGATTCCGTTCCCAGGTGTTGCCTGAATATAGTACGACGCGCTCGACGTGAAGATCGCGTTGCCGGTCAACGTTACGGTGTAGTTCGTCGCTCCAGCAGCCCCGTTTGTAACGGTCATTGACGCCGTACCGATGACGCATTTCGAGTTACTAGCGAGCGTCCCGCCGGTGATACCCATAAACGGTGGCAAGACGCCACTTACGAGTTCGAGATACGACGAGTTCCCGGCACCACCTGTTGCCGTCAGAACAGCAGCGAGCGCCGATGTTCCACCGAAGGGCGTGTTATGAATAACGAACTGATTCGAAGTCGTTGCCATACTCCATAGACCGCCGCCCGAGATGTTCTGCTCGACGGCAATATACGGCTCGTATGCGAGCGTTGAGTTCGCAACAGTTAAACCACCCGAGACGGTGTTTGGCAACGTATGCGTGATATTGGTTGCTTCAATTGTAAGGGGCTGGCTCTGCGTGTTAATGTCGGTAATGTTCAAACTGCCGGTCGCCGACGTCCCCCAGAGCGTCTGCGGCCAGGTTGTCCACGGAGCCGTAGCCGACGGAGCGCCGTACATCGTGACCGTACCGCTGTTAGCGACGAACATGCCCGACCCGGCTTTAGCGGAATTAACGAGATTGAACTTCGACGTAGCGGTGTTGTAAATGACGTTGTTGAGAATAAACGTGCCGCCCGCAATTTCGAGAAGCTCTGTCGTGCCGCCGCCTGTTTCCGTGCCAACAAGTTCCAATGCAGGGTTTGCGCCGGAGATCGTGAGATTCGACGTAATCGAGGTGCCTTCGTATGGGTAGAACTGTCCGGTCCAAGTCATTACGACACGTTATTCGCGAGCACGTTGCTCGCGCCACTATTAATGAGCGTGTTCGTGTAAATCGCGACCGCGCTGCCGCCGGCGGCGGGAGCAGCCGTCGACTTATTAAAGATATTGCTCGTAGCCACACAGTACGACGAACTGCCGTCTAGCAGGACACCAGTTGTTACACCTGAGCCGTACTTGCCGTCGAACGTGTTCCCCGAGAGCACATGCCCAATGCCGGTCAGATCAATCCCCGGGTTCGGCGTGTGCCCACCCTCGACGCCGCTTACTTCGGCACTCCCGTAGAACTTGTTGTTCGCAATGATGCAATATGCCGGCGCATAGGTCGAAGTCGAGAAGAAAATCCAATGGTCGAGTGACATGAAATTGTTGCCGGTAATCACGATGTCGCGACAGTCGACCAGGGTAATTCCGGTGATGATGCCCGTCGATGCCACAGGCGGCGCGAAGAATTGCACGCCGCTGATCGTGACACCGCGACAGTCCAGAAGTGCGATATGCGAGGCGGCTCCGTTTCCGATGATATTAAAAACGCCGCCTGTTATTTTAATGCCGTTGGACTGCGACGCACCTGTTGTGTAGATGTTGCCGTAGATGTAAAGACCGACAGCTACGTTGCTATCAAACGTGGGATTGTCGATAATGATATTCGCTGCGCCGTCGACGTTGGTCAGCACGTAACGCAGATCGTAGTACATCCCGTAGTTGCAGAAACTCGTCTCGGGATTCAGGAAGTGTAGATCGCCGACCGTGCCTCCGAGCGAAACGTTCGAGCAGCGAATATAAAACCCGTACGCTGCGTAGGCCGATGACGACACATTCGAGTGCGAGCAGTAGAGGAATCGCGAGCTACCGTTGCCGCCAGTCGGAATGGTATCGTTCGGCTGTGGCGAGCCGTCGATGTAGAACCCGATGGAATTATTCGGCCCCGAAGCATACGTGTTGTTGCACGCAATGTTGTTCATAAGTGTGTCGTTTGCGCGCTGCAAGTACACGCCGACGTAGAAACCCAAAGCGGCCACGTCCTCGACCTTAGCTTCAGAGGTGTAACAGAGCGTCAACCCAACCCCGCCGCTCGTCGTTCCCGTGGGCGTCGGCTGAATAAATCCAATGCCTCGCACCTGCGGCCATTGCAGAAAGTTCGTCGCCGATACCGACGGATTCGTGCCGCCGCCTCCAGCCAGACTAGAGACTGTCCCTGGGTACAAAACGTAACACGCGTCGATTGCCGACAGGCATTGAATCTCGGTAACGAGACTGCCGTATCCAATAAGCGCGGTGTAGTTCGTGTTCAGAACAATTGTCGAGCCGATACTATAGAGCGCCGGTTGCAGTTGGACGACCCCACCTTCACCAGGGCCGCTATTACCAAGCGCCTGAATCGCCGCGTTAATCGCCGGAGCCGAGTCGAACGTCGTACTTGCTATCGCACCCCACCATTCGGGATAGACGACCTGCGAGTAAACGAATTTAACCTTGCCAACGCCAGAAAAGATTTGAAAAAGCCCGGCGTTAATCGGATTCTGAGCCGTAAACGTCTCGGTCGTTGACGCTGCAACCGAGAGCAGCGCACCAGGTACGAAGATTAGCGACGACGTGAACGAGTGCGACGTCCCCATGAGATACGTGCCCGGCGGAAAGAACAGGGCTTCACCAGCAGCAGTCGCAGTTGCGTCTGCGGCGATGATGCTTGCCGAGTCATCGGTCGTGCCGTTACCTGTTGCTCCGGCTAAAATTACGTTGTAGTAACCAACAGGTGGAGATGCCACAGTCGTAGCGTATGGATAATATGTGCGCGTCCAACTCATCTAGTATGGCCCGCGCCCTTGGTCTGCTGTCGACGGGTCGCTGAAGAGCGTCCGATACGTTACGATGACAGGTGTACGCGGGCGGAACGCCAGCATCTCGTTCTTCCAGGCTTGCAGCTTTCGCGAACACGTTTCGTACATCTGCAACGCCTGCGTCGCCATCGGGTCTTTGTCGGCGAACAGGGCGTACCCGACGGCGTACCAGCAAATGGCGTCGCGGAAGTTATCCGGGAAAATATCGTAATCACCAGGATTAACAAGAACGTTGGGGATAGGCACCGCGTCGATTTGAATCGTTGCAACGCTCGACGGCATCGGGATGAAGAAGATGTTACCACCGCGTAGATAAAAGACCGCCCGCCCCATCGGCGTCCAGGTTTGAGCCGTTGCCTGTTGGCCGGCGTACGTCGCAGTTTGCGGATATGCCGAAGAAGGCTCGACGTTCCAGGCGGGCGCGTTATTCGTCCCGGACTCGTCCCAGATTTGCAGAATCGACCCATCCTGGTCCGGCAGACTCGTGGGAACGATTAACTGACCTCCGAGGTACACCCGCAGAATCTTCTGCTGTTCGGGAAGCGGGTATCCGCTAACCAGCGGCGTCGTACTCGTCGTGAACGTGATCTCCGGCCATTGCACGTCGAACGCAATCTGTTGCCGGCCACGATTGATGAGATTCGTGAGGTCGCTATCCGTCCAGCGGTTTTGCGTCTGTTCGGCTAAGAGAATACGACAGAGAGCGATCTCGTCCGTGAGCTGCATCTAGGCATCTTTCTTGCGCTTGACGACGTTATTCTTCGGAACAGTCCCACGCGCTTTCGCGATGCCTTCTTTGGAGTACGGGTTGGCCTTCGCAGCCGCACTCGTCCGAGCGGGTGCTTTCTTCGGGGCAGCAGCAGTCTTGCCCGTCGCCGGACCAGGTTTCGCCTGTTTCGCGCCGACTTTGGGAACGTGCCCGGACTTCACGCCGGTCGTCGGCACCTGTTGTTCTTTAGGTGCAGACGCCTGGCCCTTTTGCTTCGGGGTGGCCGAGGACTGCGAGCCCTTGCGTCCGGCAGCCGGAGCAGACGACTCTTTCTTCGCAGTAGACGACGCCCGACGAGCGTTGTTCGCCTGCTTGTTGCGGATGTAGTCGATGTCGTCTTGCATCCCCTGTTCTTTGGGGTTTTTGGCGACTTTGCGCGCCGGCGCAGGTGCCAGGTCACGCCCGGTTACGGATTTCGTCGGCTTCGGGAGCGCCTTCTGGGTGTAGGTCCGAAACGGCGAACTGCCGCCGAGGCTCTCGTGGTGCTCGCCGATTGCCTGTTCGATCTTCTCGGTGACGCCAGGCAGCTTTTGTTCGAGGACGGCCAGGGCATGGTCAATCGGGTGCAGCGACGCACCGACGATCTTCGGTCCCGCCTGGGCCATGCCACGCATCGCCCCGCCGGCAACGCCACCAGCGCCCATCCGAGCAGCCAGGGCACCAGCGCCGCCAGCAGCGCCAGCTACGCCGCCAGCAGCCGCAGCCTCGGGGGCAGCAGCCGCCATGAGCGGAGCAGCCACCGCGCCTCCGACGGTGCCGAGGATGTCTTTGTCGACCGTGTTCGCGTCGACGTTCGGGGCAGGCCGACCCAGCTTGCCGTAAATCTTGTTGACTGTCGGCTGATCGCCGGTTTCTTGGGCGTCGTTGCGCTGCGTCCGATAGAACTTCTGCTGCCGGGCAGGACGTTCCAGCTTGTCGTGAATCTTCTTAACCATCGGCTTGTCGTTCGTCTCCTCAGCTTTGATGCGCTGCGCTCGATAGAACGCCGTTTTCTGGGCGTCTGTCATGGCTGAGTATAGACGACAAGATTCAGCGTACCGCTGAGTGTTGGGGTCGCCCCGAGAATCACCCCGCGAATGGCGACGAGAGGCAGAGAAATGTACAAGACCGAGGTCGTCGTGTTGGTGATCGCAGCACCGCCACCGGTCGGCGCAACGCCCGTCGTCGAAACCGTCAAGGGATTCGACCAGTAGAACGAGTCTGCGGTCGTCTCGACAGAGCCGGCGGCCAGCGGGAACCAGGAGGCAGCCGCACCAGTTACAACGCCGTTCGCCGTAGCGTTATCCAACGTCCCGAGAATATACACACCGCAAGTCGTGAGCGTCCCGGTTCCGGTGAGACAAACTGCCCACTTCGTAAACGTTTTCGCTTGGAGGGCAACAGGTCCTGAATCAGAGCCGGCACCAGACGCGGCCGTGAACGTGTAAACAAGGGCTCCTCCCTCGTTTCCATAGGTCGTTACATTGCTACCCATCGTGCCTGCCTCCCCTGTTGGTTTAGTGTATCACACACCCGAGAACGCCCAACAGGCCACAGGCGATAAAGGCGAGGATTTTCCAGTTGTCGTTGCGGTCGGGGGCGTTCTTAGTAGACGGCGCTTCCAAAGGTGTTGCTTCCTTCTGGCTGGGTCACGAACATGTCGTAGGGTGTGCCCCAGACCGAGATGTTATAGACGCCTGCTTGAGTCGCCGTTCCTGACTGTCCGATACGCATGGCGACCGACTGTCCAGCCTGCACGATGCCGTCGAAACTGTCCGACCCCGGCACAAGATAGAACACGCCCGAAGCGTTCGCCGTCTGCGCGAGCGTGAGAATCGACGGGCGCGTTGCAGCCGAGAACATCGTTTGACCAGCCGTTGCCACAGTTGGAGGCGTGATTCCAAGGGGCGTCGTGTCCAGGTTCCAGATCGTCGCGGTCGACGCAGCCGAGCCAACCAACAGGTTAATCGACGTCGCTGTGGAGCCGGTGTTCGGCGTTACGGTCACGAACGTGACTGCGAACGGTTTGAACGTGAACGGAGCGGTGAGCATCGACCCCGGTGCGATACTCGTGGCGTTCGTGTAGATCGTCGCGGCCGTCCCGACCGAGAGCAGGTTGAAGTGCAAGCCGACCCATGCACCGTACGCGATTGCCGAGCTAGAGGGGTTGTGCTTCGCCTGCGTAACTTGGACGCCGGGGTTCGGCACTAGTAAATACCAGCCCCGCCCGTAAACGGCCCGATTTCCGGCTTTGTCACATAGACGTCGAACGGCACGCCCCAGAGCGTGAACGTGTAGACGCCTGCCGTCGTCGCCGTGCCCGACTGTTGGCAGCGAATCACAATCGGCGTCGCAGCCGCGAGAATCCCGTCGAAGCCGTCTGTGCCAGGCACGGGGTAGTAGACCTGCGTACCGAGCGCGGTCTGCATAACAGTCGTCGTAACCGGCGCAGTCGCGAATAATTGCTGACCTGCACTAGCGGTCTGGGACGGGATAATGCCGAGCGGCGTCGTGTCAGTCGTGAACACGACACCTGTTGGTGTCGTCGTCGTCGAGAAAACGTTGAACGACAGCGCGGTGCTCGCGACGTTCGCTGTGATTGTCGTGAGACTAACGCCGAAAATCTTGAACGCGAACGGCAGAACCGCTACGCCGGCGATGGAGTTCGCGTTTCCGTAGGTCGTCGCGTTCACCCCGACGGAAACCTGGGGGATTTGCGTTCCACACCAGGCACCGTAGGAGATTGCTTCAGACGCGAGACGATTTTTGGACGTTGTAACCTGGGGCACTTAGGACTCCTTCTTAAGCGCCTTGGCTCCCTACGATGCCCCGGCCATTGATCGCGCCCCAGGTCCCCCGGAACTCGACCGAGTGATTGAGGTTCCCGGTCTGTTGGTCGACCCAGGTGTTCTGTTGGTTGTCCCACTTGAGGTCGTAAAAGACCGAGTGACCGTCTGCGCCGATGGGCGCTTTGCCAGCCAGCACGAACCAGGGGAACGGGCCAGTTGCAGCGGCGGTCAGGTACTCGATGGCGTACGGTTCGACCGAACCAGCGACGGCGTTGACGCGGTTTTCAGCAGTCGTCGGGTAGTAGAACGACTGCAGAACTTCGACGACGGTCTTGTGCAGACCAGGCGGGTAGATGAGCGATTGTGGCGTCCGATAGGTCAACAGGCCCCGGTCGTCGGGAATCGTGGTCATCAGGACAAACGCCTGTTGGAGCGATTCAACAGTTAGTGACACCGCTCCGAGCGAGTTGGAGTACGTCGAGTACTGTGCCGATGGAGACACAATCGGGTGACTCGTCGAGCAGAGCGGCAGATTGTCCACAGCCAAAGGAGCGGCGGTCGAGAACGCGAGATTGAACACGTTCCAGAACAAGAACTCCTTGGTCTGATCGGACGCATATCGCAGAAGTGCGGGGAGCATCGGGATGATCTTCTTGGCGTCCTCAACGGCCATTTCTTTCGTTACGATGTACTGCAGCGCGTAACTGAGATACGGGAAGGCCGAGCCGGGACCTTCGATGGGGGCGTCAATCGCGGGACTGGAACCCTGCGGTCGCATTGCCAGGGTCGAGAACCCGACAATCGGCATGACCTGGAAGAAACTCCGGTCCATGTCGCCCTTATACTGGTTGAAGATCGTCGGATAGCGTAACGGCTTCATCGGGGCCGTGTTGGAGTAGATCGTCTTGATGACTTTCGACTGTGCGTTGAAAAACGTCTGGGTATTGACTGAGGCTGCCACGAGCTACTCCCTATTGACCCTGGAGGATGTACTGGCTGTAGACGCCAGTATTCGGTACGACGAGGACCCGAACGCCGGTGTCACCGATGCCGCCCTTACCAGGGCCTTCCGGTTTGGCAGCGATGATGAACGGCGCAGTTGTCAGAGAA